AGAAGCTGAAGAAGCTGAAGAAGCTGAAGAGGCTGAAGAGGCCCCGCTACCAGAAGCGGAAGAAACTCAAGAGGCTGAATAGGTATGCAAGAAGGCGTACTACTCGCCCTTGGGGCGCTGGCGGCTGGGGGTCTAATGGCCCTTATAAAAGCTGCCAGCGCCTTTTTTGCCAAGGGTGAGGGCAGGCCAGTACCAAGCCATAATAAACGTGCTGCTGAACAACAGGCAACAAATGAGAAAGCTACAGCTACAGCAGAGGCCAAGGTTGCCCATAATGCAGTAGATAATGCAGTTGTTAGCGAAACTCCAGAGCATGATATTGTTGCCCTATGGAATAAGGAGAACACTTGAGCCTGTTACTAATCGGCACAATTATAATGACTATCCCAGAAGCCCCTGTTGCAAGGGAGCCGATAACTGATCAGTGTGAAGTGGCTTCGGCGGTAGTTGGTGGGGCTACTATTCCAGCAACCTTGTCTAATAATGGTGTTGGCGTGTGTGGTGCTGTTTGCTTCCCTACATCTGACGCTGCCGATCTTATAGATATGAAAATCTATAGCCAAGAGCTGTATACTATCTGCTCTGTAGATATTACTACCCTGCAAGCAGAAAATGCACTATTGTTAGAAGAGTTGCAAAGACCAGTGCCACTATCAAACCAGCCTTCCTTTAACAGGTGGGTTGGTAGGGGTGAGGGAATAGTGGCTGGTGTTTTGTTAGGTTTGGCCGCCTGGGGGGTCTACCAGGGGAGAAACTAATGAGTGCTGAATCACCGTCAAACCTATTAGGTAAATTGCCACCTTGGGCCTTAATGTTCGTTTACCTTTCTGGCGGTGGGGCTATTGGCGGCCTTGGTATGAACTTTAACCATACATGCCCAGTAATCCCTGAACCTAGTATGGAACTGGCTTTAGCTACACTACAAGCGGAAGAATCGCTAAGGGACTTAGAGTCTATGACTCTTAGCTTTAACTTGATCACAGAATTGCTTTCTAAATGCCAAAGAGCTACTTCCGATGAGTAAGTAAAGGCAAGCTGTCTTCATTTAAGAAAAAAGCCGAGGGTGCGTTTTTAAGCCGCCCCCCCTAAAAGTAAGCAGGAGAAAGCTAATGTTATGCCTAAAAGAACTGCCAACATCTGCCGAGGGCAGATTGTGCCGAGCAGTCCCAAGAAAAGACGCAACTGGAGATATCTCATGGGATATTGATGTTTCGTTTAATATTAGGTGTGAGGAAGATGCTTACATAGCCAATGAGTATGTCCCAGGAGCGCTTCAGGCTTGGCACGCTGGTCAAGATGGGTCTAAGGGATCTGTTAAGTCTACAAGTGGTTATGATCTTGTTCACGTTATTATTGATGACGGTAATAACCAAGAAAAAATCGCGACTGGGCATAGCGATATTAGGCATTGTGTAGTCAACATAAACGGGCAAGACTCATCATTGGTTGTCCGTTTCAGATTGCACGGGCTTTTGCCTCACGCCGCAAGCGCAATGGTTTATAAGCTTGATGAAATCATAGTAGTAAAGCTTTCTAGCCACCAGCTTTCTGTGTTTGGTAATGAAATTTCAAGCGTGTTTGAGAGTCAAATCATAGGTAAAGTTGCTTTAGTAGAAGTAGGCGAAGATCAGCATTGCGGAATAGTCACTGAAGAAACAGAAGAAAGCGTTAGCCTTGATCTAATAAATGGATCATTGAAAATAGAAAGTCCTTATAAATTGCTTTCTACAGTAAATGTTATCCCTCAAGAAGGTTTTGCTTTCGATCAACTTCTCGCTTCATATAAAGAAGCAATGGTTAGTATTGGCCGTGATGCTAGTTGGCATGATTTGATCGAGTCAATGGGGCAAATGTATGCAAGCAACCAATTAGAGGCCAAGGCTTCTGACTACTCTGATGATTTTGCATTTGAGTTAAATGGTAACGTAATCAAGAACGCAATTTCATTGTGCTCAGAAAGAGAAAGCGAAAATGCCATATAAAATAACTAAAGATATGATCTTTCATAAAAACTGCTCAGCCAGTGAAAAAATAACTTTGGCAAAAGGTACTATCGTAAAAGAAGCGCACTGGTCTGAAATGGGTGCTGAAGATTTAGCCGCTTTTAGAAAGCTTGTTAAAAGGCACCAAGCAAAGCACCCAAATGAGAGAATAGGGTTTTTCCATTACGATGGAAGAATACGATCCGCTGTCTTTAATAAAGGTTTAAGAAGAGCCAGGGGGTTGTTCTAATGGAAGATAGAATGACTGTTCATTTTATGTCTCTTGAAGACCCTAAAAGGTCTTTACAAGATCCAGCATTAGCGTCCCTTTTGGAAAAGGGGTGGGTCATTGTCTCACATTTTGTTGTAGAGCGATCAGGTTCTCCAGAAATTGCCTTTGTGCTATCCCCACCTGAATATTCAAATCAGGTCGCGAAGCTTACCGCGAAATTGGTTATGTTCGGTACGATTGGCGGTGTTTTTATTGGTTCTATAGCCTCTGCTCTTTTTTTAAACTTCCTACAGTGAGTAAATAATGAATGTACAAAATGTTTCGATCAAAAAACTTGTCCCTGATAACGCTAACCCCCGTGTCCATGATGAAAAAAACCTATCTGCAATCAGAGCTTCATTAGAGGCTCATGGCCAAGTGGAACCATTAGTTGTCCAAGCCAACACCATGAAAGTAATTGGCGGAAATGGTCGCCTTAGCGTAATGAAAAAACTAGGGGAAACACACGTAGATGTTGTCCTTTTAGATGTATCTGATGAGGATGCTCGTAAATTATCAATCTCATTAAACCGTAGTGGTGAGTTGGCAGGCTGGGACGAGCAAGTATTGTCTCAACATATCCAAGCACTATCTCAGCTTGGCGATGAGTTTGATCCTATTTCCCTTGGCTTTTCTGGTGAAGAGCTTGAAGGTTTACTTGCACAATTCGATACAGATATGGATACTCTTGGTTTAGCTCCCCCTGAAGAAAGCTATGTTGGCCAAGGCAGCCCAGAAATCCCAGAAGGAGCCGAACCTAAAGCAATGCCTAATAGTAGTGTAAGAATGGTTCAGTTATTCTTGAACGAAGAAACTGCACCTATCTTCCAAATGTGGGTAAACACTCTTGCTAAAAAGCACGATACGGACAACATTACAGATACCGTTTATAAAACAATTCAAGAAGCAGCAGAAGATTTTGCAAAATGAGAATTGTTGTACGCTCTAAAGTCCCCGAAAAACAAATTAGGCCGTGGAAGGGTAAGCACCCACCAAAAGAGCATTACTCTTTTATGCTTACTGAGTCATGTGATGTTTATGCTCCAGACGGTACTCTTATTGTTGGGTACCGAAGAGGTGCCATATCTGAAAAAGCACTAGAAGAATCATACCCCACCTACCATTACATGAAGCGTTTTAAGAGCGATAATCGCGGGGTGTACGCTGGCGAAACTCGCGTACCTAATGTTCGGCCTGACGGCACTGTTTCAAGACAAACACGCACAAGCAATGTCTCTAGTTGTGTAGCTGGGTTCTTTGAAGCACAGGGCGGGAGGCACCCTTTCTGTCGCCAAACAGCGTTCTTACAGCACCACCCAGAAAAATGGGAGGCCATACAGCCTTGCTTAAAAGAAGTTGCTAATGTTTTTAAAGACGTAGCGCCAAGTAAATATGAAGACCAAATGACTTATGTGGAAAAAGCACACCCCGCTTGGATTATTCCTGGGACACCATTTACAACGCTTACAGTCAATAATTGTGTCCCTTCTGCTTACCACCAAGACGGTGGCGATCTTAAAGATGGGATGGGCTGCTTGTTATGCTTTCGGAGAGGAGAGTACAGCGGTTTTGAATTGGTAGTCCCAGAGTATAGGTTTGCTGTAGATATGAGGCATGGGGATGTGCTTGTTTTCAACCCATGCGTTTGGCATGGAAATGTGCCCCCTTATGCTGCGGTAGGTGAAGAAAAGGTCGATTGGGAACGCATCACAGTCGTCCATTATTACAGGGAGGGGATACTCGGCTGTGATTCGCCAATGGGAGAATTAGAAAAAGCTAAAGAACGAGGCAAATTAAATGAGTAAGACTAAAGTATTAGCAGCCGCCGAATGGTTACCGTTAGATCAATTTTTTGATTGGGATAGGAACCCAAGAGACAATGCCGAAGCAATTCCCGCTATTGCAGAATCAATTAAACGATTTGGATTCGTATCACCAATTGTGGTTTGGGAAGGCAAAAATCGGCTGGTAGCTGGCCACACCCGAATGGCGGCGCTTAAATTCCTTTTAGAAAAGAACCCAGAATTTACCCCCCCTTTCGCTCCAGGCCCAGGACTAATACCAGTAAGGCAGCACCCATTTAAAAATGAAGAAGATGCTAATGCGTATGCCATTGCTGACAACAAATTAGCTGAAGCTGCAAATTGGGATTCAGAAATACTTGTTGAGCTTCTTCAAGAGCTAGAAGCTAGCAGGAATGTAGACCTAACTACATTGGGTTGGAGTAATGATGAGTTTGATGATCTAATTGAAAATTTAGATATGCCAAGTGGTTTATTTGAGGGCCTTGATCTTGATCCAGATAAACTAGAGCGCATTGATGGCGTTTTAGACGATAGGGCTAAAACAATAGTATTGGTCTACACTTGCGATAAAGAGGCACAAGCAATCAAAACTCGCCTGAATATAGATGATGAATATAATTTAGAACATAAAAAAATGTTCCCAGTTAGGGATCTGGGCTGGGCAGAATTATGATACCAGAACTAGATAAAGGATATTATCACTCTCCTAGGTGGAGCAATGAGGTTGCTGATTGTTCAATGCCCATGACATTTGATCAGTACAGTCTTTGTACTTGGGGGTGTTTATATTGCTTCGCTGCTTTCCAAAAAGAATGTGGGGCAAGCCGAAGAGAAGCCTATTTAGCAAATAGACCTAAAGCTGTAAATGTTAAAAGTTTTAAGAAGCATTTCTTAGATCCTGATTCCTCTCAGTTTGGGGAATATATAAAATCTAAGAAGGTAATGCAGTGGGGCGGAATGGCAGATCCGTTCTGTACATTAGAAAAAAAACACGGTGTTGGCTTAGAAATACTTAGGTTCTTGAGAGAGTTAGACTACCCACTAACCTTTTCCACAAAGGGCACGTGGTGGGTTCGGGACGAACGGTATGCTGAATTATTTAGGAATAACCCTAAATGGACTGTAAAAGTCACCCTTATTACCGAAGATCCGTGGAAAGCTAAAATTGTAGAGCCAGGGACGCCTCCTCCTAGGGCAAGGCTAAAGCTTATTGAAGACATAGCGAATTTTAACTGTGGTGGGGCGATTCTAAGGCTTAGACCGTTTATGATAGGAATCACATCTCCTGGCCATTTAGACCTTATTAGGGAAGCCCACCAACGCGGGGCTATGTCAATGTCTACTGAGTTTTTCTGTTTAGAACAGCGTAGTAAAGGCTTAAAAGAAAAACTAAAAGTAATGTCAAGAGCCTCTGGGTTTAATTACTTATCTTTTTATAAAAAGTATAGTTACGCTCACGGTTATTTGAGATTAAATAGAAAAGTCAAAAAACCATTTATAGATGAAATGGACGACTTGTGTAAAGAAATAGGTATGCGTTTCTATGTTTCTGACGCACATTTCAAAGAGCGTAGTTGTGATTCAAACTGTTGTGGTCTAGGTCAAGACCATAATGTCAGCAAAGGGCAGTTTACCGAGGCTCTTTTAAAGTGTAAGAAAACAGGGAAAGTAACTTGGTGTGACATTACATCGAATGGTGAAATGAATCATTTGAAGGGCTTCTTGTGGAGAAGAGCTTCTGGCTTCAATACACGTGGAACAGACGCAAGAGCCAAGTTTTTAGATCATACAATGTATGACTATATGAATTGGTTGTGGAACAATCCAAATGCTGGGCAATCTCCATACAAAATGTTTGAAGGGATAATGCAACCAAATGGTACAGACAATAACGGTAATATTATTTATGTATATAATGAGGATAAAGCATGATTAGGCGTATTGGTGGTGTGAAAGTATTCATTGGTGTGATCTCCCATAAGAGAGCTAAAAACGTAACTAAAATGGAAGCAATGTGCGGCCCCCTTACTTGGTACGTTGGGGAGGGAGAAGTGCAGCAATATGAAATAATGGGTGCATCTAAAGTAGTAGAGTCTGGTGGTTTGTGCCGTAGCCGTAATGCAATCTTAGATGATGCTTTTGCCCAAGACTTACCTGCTATTGAGCTTAGTGATGATTTGCGCAAGCTAGAGATTGCTACAAATAAGGCTGAGAAGCACGAAGCAACACTTGATGATGCAGTTAGGCTAATGTTTAAAGCTTTAGATAGTACAGGCTCTTGCATGGTAGGCGTAGCACCTACAGCTAATGCTTTCTTTTTCAACCCGAATAAGCCTGTACATACTAGTGCTTTTGTAGTTGGCGACTTTATTGCTGTGAAACCAACTAATCTCAGGTTTGATGAAGAACTGCGCCTAAAAGAAGACTATGACTACACAATCCAACACTTAATGAAGTATGGATCTATTGCTAGGTGCAACGCAGTATTGGCTACATTCGCTCACCGTACAAACAAGGGTGGTGCTTGCGATTACCGTACAAGCGAGCTTGAACAAACGACTATCAAGCAATTAAAAGACAAGTGGCCTGGAATGTTGAAAGATAACCCAAAGCGTAAAGATGAAATCTTGTTGGCGATCTAATGGGGTTTCTAAAAAAAAAGCAAATAGGGAAAGGTAAAGGTGAGGGGTTACATGCGCCTTGGTCTGTACAATTAGAGCTTACAGAAGGGTGTAATAGGCTTTGTTCTTTTTGTGGCCTAAATGGTATTAGAGACAAATTGGGTATGCCATATAACTATATGTCAGTCCACTTAGCTAAAAAGATAGCATTACAATTAAGAGAGCTTTGCCCTAAAGCTAGGGTAGAGTTTGCAATGCATGGGGAGCCTACACTAAACCCAAACTGGGAAGAGATTATTGGGATCTTTAGGCAATACCTACCAAGCACACAGTTTCAATTGACTACCAATGGGCGCACATGGATGCGTTCAAAAAAACATGAAAATGCAGTAGAGGCATACGCTGTACGCGCTTTTGAAGCAGGTATTGACATAATAATCTTAGATACATACGAACCAGAAAGATCCAAACTCCAAGAAATGGCTAAATCCTGCAATAGATTTGAGGTAATGGACTTTTATGACGATTGTATTCCTGCTGGAATTTCCCCCTACTATAATTATCACCGAAAGAAAACGGGCCTAATGATAGTTATGGACGACATAGGGATCAGGTCTGGAGAAAGTGGTTCACGCACCTTAATGAACCATGCTGGAAATGCTTCTGACCAACCAGTACCTGAACAACCGTACAGTAGGTCTTGTACCCAACCTTTTAGGGAAATCACTGTTTGCTATGGTGGTAATGTAAACATCTGTTGTATGGATTGGGGGCACGAATATACTTGTGGAAATGTTGGTGAAAGGAGCCTAAAACAAATTTGGTGGGGGCCAGAGTTTACTGCTGCACGTAGGTTCTTACAAAAAAAAGAACGTGGCTTTAGTCCCTGTGACCGTTGTAATGCTGGCAGTGGGACAAGGGCAGGCCTTTTGCCTAAATTAGTAAGTCCAAATTTAAATGATTTAGAGGTAATTAAATCTGTACACGCAAAGCCACAACAGAACAAACTCAAACGAAAACTTTGGCCATCAATAAAAAAGACAGCAAGTAATGATTGATACTAAGCACGCGCCGTGGGGATCAACACTTATTTGGGCAAATGTTCCTGGGAAATATACTGGGAAGATTATGCGTATAGAAAGTGGCCAAAGAATGTCATTACAGTTTCACCAATACAAGGAAGAAACAGTAATAGTCTTATACGGAACAATGGTTTTCGAGAAAAACAATGTGACTTATGAATTAAGCCCAGGAATGTATGCTCACATACCCCCTGGAACACCGCACAGAATGGGGGCTATTGACAATGGTGACTTTGTTATTATCGCCGAAGTAAGCACGTTTGATGATGGTGATATTATTAGGCTTGAGGATGATTACGGGCGAACTTAATCCTATCGCATTGTGTGCTTAGCAATTTAGACCTGAACACATTTCCAGTAGGTAGCAGCCTCCATCCTGGCCTCCTACCAAACCTACCCGCCGCAAAACAAGCCATGTCTACTTTTCCACCAACGCATCCAATATTATGAGCGTTACCAATAAGTTTAGCGCCTAAGCTAGAGTACCAGTTACGAACCCCCATATTGGCAAACCAAGCTTCTGGATTAAACCTTACTTCCCTAAGCTCAACCCATATTTGTAAACCAGTCGGGCCAGTTTGGACAATAGCGCAACGCCCACTACATTCATCGTCGGATTTAATCGCAGCTTCAATATCCTTGATCATTGGGGAAAGGTTTGTTTCCAAACCGCAGATATTGTCAATATCAAATAGTACCCACGACTGGCGTGAAGCAGCCCATTTATAAGGGCGCTTACCAAAGTGTGTTTCTTTCCACTCTGTAGGCTTCATTTGAGAAACGGAGCATAGTGATGTTGGGAGTATGTGCTTTTGTCCTTGGCTTATATCTGGGCAGTATAACTGTTGGACGGTACGCGCAGCGTCAGTAGGTTTAGCGCCTTTACTACGAGTTTCTGACCATTTTAGGATCTGTAGCGGCCCATTACGGAGTTTATGCCCAATACTGCGATTGGTGTGGCCTGTATTGTCGGCAATGTAGCTAAAAAGCTTAGCGCTAAGATAACTATTGGATGCTTTAACTGTAGAGACTAAACCACCTATTGGCTTAGATCCTTTACTTAGTAGGTTATTATTGTGCTGGTGGGCTGTTTTTTTAGTAGTTACGGCGGTTTGTGCGCTTGCGTGCTTCATTCTACGTGGAATAAATAGGCTGGTTTTATTGCCGCAATACTCTACTGAGTATGTTTGTTCGCAGGTTAAACACTTTGCACCGCTCTTTGCTTCAACCCCTGTTCGCCAGAGTATAAGGGAGGGTGAGTTATCTGCGTGCTTATGGGCTTTGGTGTTGGGGCAACTTACGGCGGCTGTGCGCTGGCTGTTATGCCCCTGTGCTGTTCGCAGCTTGGCTGGGGTTGCCACGGTGCCAACAAGCACTTTAGAGGCGTTCTGTGCGCCACTAAAGCGCTCAAAAAAACCATTGTGTCTGAACCTCCTGGCTACCTCTAATAGCAGTTGTTTGCTTTTAGTGGTGAAGAGAATGTGCCTACCCCACTTTTGGCCAAAATGTAGTTTCCTTATTTTAGCGCCCATTGAGGAAGCTCCAGATAAGGAAACTTCAATCCAACCCAAATATTTTTTGATTTGTTTCCACGCTTTACCAGCGGCCCACCTAGTAACAGATGGTATTGATGATAAATATGTTGGGCAAAGCTCTAAGTACCAATACCCAGACTTAACTTCCTGTATTTGATGGGCTTTTAATTCGCCCATTACCCACAGAAGCGCTTTGCCCGCGTTGGATACCGCGCTTCTAGTGCAAACAGAAGATTTGATTGAATCAAAAGCAAACTGAAAGTCTGTATCAATACTACCTATAGCACTTGATGGCCTAACTCTAGGGTGATACAATCCGTTTGCAATTAAATCAGTCAATTAGTTTCTCTTCGGGGCTTTTTGTTGTTTGGTTGTCAATCTCCTGGCTTTCTCAACTGGGAAATTTGAACTCCATTATTGGAACCCGCCCTCATCAGACCGCTTTTTACAATCTGGTGGGGGCTTTTTTAAAATGGCCACACTTACATATAGGGGGTTTAGCTTAAAACCGCACAAAAGATGCGAAAAATGAACTTACGGCCTAAAGTAATAGAGGGGAGGGGGGCCGCCCTCCTACTACAGCGGTTAGGTCGTAGCCTTATTCAGCCTTACCCCTCCCCTCGCCCCTTTTAACAACGAACAATTGAAAACTATAAAAGCAAGAGTTGGCTCTGAATTGATTTTAGATCATTCAGCAATGCCAGATAAACTTCGTTGGGCAATAGCGCAGCATTTTATGATAAAGAATCCAGAGCTGGAAAAACGGCAAAGGATGGGCCTGAACAATGGGCATTTACAGCAGCATGTAAAGTTCTATAGATTGCGCAATGGGCCAGAATGGGAAGAAGAAATAATATTGCCACGTGGGGCATTTGCTAAGATTGCTCGTTTAGCAAAAAGGCATGGACATATAATTAGTGTTGATGGTGGGATCAGGGTAACAAATAGATCAAAGAAGATTCTTCAATGCAATGATCTTGGTGTTGATTTAAGGCCATACCAAATAGATGCCTGCAACAAACTTATACAGTCCGTTCAGGGGTATGTTTCGTTACCATGCGGGGCGGGTAAAACTGTCTTGGGCGCGGCAGCAATTGTGGCTACTGGCCAACCCTCGATCATACTAGTCCATACAGAGGACTTGCTTATGCAGTGGGTGGGTGTTTTTGAGAATATGTACGCTACTGATGTAAGGAGAGTTAGTTCTGGAGGTGGGGATTATAGGTGGAGGCAATTGGCTGATAATGAGATAGCGGTTGCAATGGTTCAGACACTACATGCAAACCCACTTAAGAGGAAAGGGTTGTTGGGATCTGCGGGCGCGGTGTTGCTGGATGAGTGCCACCATGCGCCAGCAGACAGCTTTAGATCTTTGTTTAGGGAAATGCCAGCAAGATACCGTTGGGGATTAACAGCTACTCCAGACAGACCAGACGGTTGGGGTTGCTTACTCCCAATGTTTATAGGCCCACAATTATTTTCAATGAAACCGAGGCACCTTGTAGAACAGGGTTACCTAATGATGCCAAGCATACTCCCTGTTGAAACAGGGATAATTGTTCCGCCTGTAGCGTGGGGTACAGAGAAAGGTGGGACTAAGAAGAGTGCAAGAGCATTGAATTGGTTGTGTAGCAATGAAGAACGAAGGCAGTTCTTGATTGATGTTAGTTTTGAGGGGGCTGAAGATGGGCGCACATGCTTAATTTTAGTGCCTAGAGTTAAATTAGCGTATTGGCTATCTGATCAGTTGTGCCAAAAAGGAATAGACTGCAAAGCAGTAACAGGTAAAATGAATAAAAAGGCACGGGAATACGCTTTATCAGACCTACGGAAAGGTAAGTTGCAAGCCATTGTGGCAACACAATTAGCAGATGAAGGTTTAGATGTACCGAACCTTGATTACCTTGTAAATGCAAGCACAGGTAAAGCAGGCGGGCGAGCAATACAAAGAATAGGGCGTGCCATGCGTGTTTCTGAAGGCAAGCAGACACCAGTTGTGGTGGATCTTATTGATAATGATCCAGTGTACCGAAGGCAGTGGAAAAACAGGGCAATGGCGTACAAGACTGCTATCAATGCACGAATACCAAGTATAGTGCCCGCTGGAAAAGCAATTTCAGCGATTAAGGCTGAGCTTTTAAAAACAAAGAAAGGAGTAAAGTGTGGCTAAAATCAAGTTACATGATGAAGTTCTAACCCCAGACGGGAAAATAGGGGTAGTTATAGATAGGTTCTTTAGGGGCAAGCAAGCACTGTACAAAGTATCAGTAAAACATACAGGTGTGCGTGTGAGTTACAGTGAAATATTTGACTTTAAACGTGGTGAATTGCAAAAACGGCAGCCTGTCCTTAAAAGTGTACCGTTGCCAAAATTAGGCGTTGCAAAATAACCGTTGTGGGGGTACACTAATTACAATGCTTGTAGGAGGGCAATATGGCACAACACATTACAAACAATATTTTTGGTGAGGAAACACGGGTAGTCCATGTTGGGGACTTATGGTGCGTATTGCACGATGAGGAATACCACTGGTACAAAACAGAAAAAGAAGCGCAAGATGCGGCTGCTGCTTTGGCTAGTGAGGTGAACAATGCTTAGGTTATTGTTGGCTGCCCTTATTTGTTCTGGTTGTTACATTCCGCCCCAAGCGTTGAAGAGTTGGGAGGAGGATCGCCTGCACCGAAGAGGCGCTTCTGTCCCGTGCTCCGCTTTTAGAGCAGGGCAAACAATGGGGGGTGGTGATCGGGTTATTCGCGTAACATCACGCAGTGTCACGATCCGTAGTAGTTCTGGTGGCCATTATTCAATAGCGTGTAGGTAGCGGACATATTTTGTCCCACGCATAAGTTATTTATGTTGTGTAAAGCAAAACCTAACCCTATAGGGGTAATGCCAGTAGGAGGGCACATGAGACATTTCAGGCCATATAAGACAGTATCGCCTAGGTATGAAGGGGAGCCAATAGCAGGCTTGCCTTCTGCTGCGATGGTTCTAACAAATAGCGAACGTAGGGAGGCATGGTGTAGTAGGCGATGGTTGTTTTCTTATGGCAGGCTTATAAGTGGCCTACCTAGTATAGCCATGCAATGGGGTTCTTTTTACCATTCTATACTTGAGGATATGTATATCCATTGGGCTAATGAGTCTGGTGAAAAAAGGTTGCAGTATTCAGGGGCAGACTTGTATGTATGCGGCGATACTTTACACCAAAGCGGGCTGCATTCTTCCTGTGGTAGGTGCGGCGGTAGCCTTTCTGGCCCGATAGCACGCATTGAGAAAGAGCTACAATCTGATCCAGAATATTGGGACAGGCAGGCCGAAAAGTATGGGGGGATTGATGGTTTATTAAAATCCCTGCATGACACTGCTGTTGGCTACTTACATATATATGGAATGTATGGCCCAAAGAATTTTGATGTGCTGGCTGTTGAGATACCCGTGGCTTTACCCGTACTTAATTCAAACGGGAAAGTATATAAATCACAAGTCCCAATTGTAGATTTAGGGGAGGGTAATGGGTGGAGGCTCGCTACCTTTAGGGAAAAGAAGCCTTGGCGTATGGTTCGTTTACCTTGGTACCAAATAGGTAGATTAGATTGCTTACTAAGGCACAAGGAAACTAAAGAGCTTTATGTTTTAGAGTTTAAAACATCGGCAAACCCAACCTCTTACGGAAAAGATCTACATTTAGACAACCAACTCCCAGGATATATAGCGGCTGCGGCTCACCTTGGTTTGGGTAAAGTAAGGGGATACATTTGGGACGTATCTTCTAGCAGAAAGCAGGTTGAGCCAAGGGTTTTAGCAAGCGGAAAGCTCTCCACAGCTAAACAAAACTGCCCTAGTTGGAAGTATAAAGAGGCAGTTGATTTAGTTATAAGCGGAGGATCTGGGAGTACCGTTGATTATTCTATAGAGGATATAAATAAGTCTAAAGAGTTTGTTCGTTACTTAAAAGAGTCTGTTGACACTAAGCTTTACCATAGAGAGTGGGGTAATCCAGCAGAATCAGTCATTGATAGGTACGAGACAGAGCTTTTAGTAGATGCACAGCGGTTCGCTAAAATGCGCAGGGCTTTGGTAACTTCGGGTACTGAGGAATCAGTTTTATCATCATTCCCCCGTGTACCATTCTGCCGTGGCCCAGGAAGCTCATGTTCTTACGCTGGCATTTGTATGGAAGGCGGGGGTGATCTTGATCTTGTCATTGATTCAATGATTAACGGCCCAAATACAGGGGTGGAAGAGAGGGGATCAGTTCGTTTTACAGAAACAAAAACTAAAAACAAAGAGAATAAGGAGAATAAGATATGTCCACCAATGTTCTAAGCTACAAAAAAGCAGCAGAGCTTCCTAAAACAGCCAAACTATTATTTACTGGAGATAGTGGTTCTGGAAAAACACGGCTTTGTTGTACAGCACCAAAGCCAGTGATCTTGTTGGTTGAACCTAATGGTTTGATGACAATACAGGCTACCAACCCAGACGCAATTGTAGTTGAAGCTAATAACCTACAAACTGTGTATTCCTTCTTCCAGGATGCAATGAGTGGGCGGTTAAAAGACGAAACAGGCTGCGAGACAATTATTATTGATTCGCTTACAGAAATGCAGAGACTTATACGTGATGACATCCTTATGCAGAAAGGCAGCGCTCCTGGTGCGAATGTAAAGTTTTCACTTGCAGACTGGGGCGTTTTGACTGATCGGATGCGTAAAATGATCAGGACAGTACGGGACTTACCCTTTACGGTTGTTTGTACTGCGCTTGCTCAATATGAAACCGACGAATCTACAGGGATTAGGTACGCTATGCCGTCTTTTGATGGTAGGAAAATGCCCAATGAGATTTGTGGATACTTTTCGGCAGTTGGCTATGTTTATAGAGAGCAAGTCACTGAAGGAGAAGAGGTAGAGGTTAGGCACAAGGTAATGTTCCGTGGGCCATCCAACTACCTTACTAAAGGGCTTCCTGGACTTGACGCAACAGAAGAACCTGACGTTACGGCCATGCTTGCCAAAATTGGTAATACCGAGGTTGGGAGCCTTGATATTGCAGGTGATCCAAAACAACCCAAAAAACAACGTAGAACACGCAGGCAGCAAGCCAGCAAATAGGAGGAAAGATGGCACTTATTATTAATCCAACAGAAGAAGGTAACAGTGGTGGCGGCGGTGAACGTCGCCCAAAAGTTAGGGCTGGTAGCAAAGTCTTATGGGCCGCTGGTACTAAATGGGGAGAATCAAAAGCGGGCAATGTTAAGATTGACGTTAGGTTTCTCTGTGTTGAAGATCCAGATGGAGGGAAAGATGTAGGGGGGTTCATTTGGGATACTTTTACACTAACGGAACGTGCAGCTTGGAAGCTGTCGCAGTTTGCTCGCGCAGCGAATGTTGGTGAACCTTGGGACGCAGAAGATGAAACAGCAACGGATAATGTGCTTATGTCTTCCCCTATTATGGTTCAGTGTGAAGATGAGGCTGGGCTAGACGGCGCTATGCGTGTTCGCTGCCAACGGTATTCCACCTGGGGCGGTGAAATTACTGATGAGATGGAGGCTATGCTTGCTAAAGCAGAAGACTTCCACATGCAGGGGCAAATTAAAGCTGGAAACACTTCTGATATCCCTTTTTAGGTAACAGTTTAGATATGGGCGCAAGGTATAAGCGGAAATTGCCTTGCGCCCATTGGGGTACCAATGAATCGTACAGACTTTGTATTGAGAGCATCGTTTTGGCTTGATCGTGGAATTGAGACTTTAAGTGTAGGCGCTAAGCTTACTTTATTAGAGCTAATGTCAAGAGCAGACAAGGACGGTGTTGTAGAAATACACCGTTCTAAAATGAACCCTATTGATCTGGTTGATCTGGAGGCGTCTGGAGAGATAGCTGTATGGGTTGCTGGTGATGGTGAGTATGCGTGGATCGTTAGGTTTTCTACCGATCAGCCTTCTAAGGGGAGGTTTGCAATAGGGAGGAATTTAGACTTACCACCTCCGCCTAAAGATAAGGTCGTAGCTTGCCTAGAAATAAAGCGTGGGTGGAGGCCAACAGAAGCCCAAGCTAAACAGGCGTGCCCCCGTGCTTGGGGTTCTATTAAATCAACAGGTGTAGCGGCAAGTAGTAGCGAGGTCTACACGGTTTATGAAGAGTGGAGAAAACGCCAAATAAGGCCAGGAGCTTGTAAGCTCGGCCCAGCTACCCAAGAAACAATAAGGGGGGGGTTAAGAAACGCAACGGTAGAGCAGATCGTAAACCTAATTCGTTATGCTTATGAAGCAGATGAGCCTGGGCCTAGGTTTTGGAGGGGTGATAACCAAAGCGGGCGAAAATATCTTGGGCTGGACAACCTGCTAGTTGGTAAGAAAATAGAGTCCCGCTTACAAATGGTAAGTGAATGGCTTGAAAAAGAAACTAAGTCAACAGCTATGGGGGATGGTACGGACTTAGGGCCAATGGCGGCCTACAGAAGCCGTAGGCGCTCGCCAAGTAAGCCCCCAACCCCTACGGGCAATAAGGCCAGTGTAGAACAACAGGGGGCTACTGAGGGGCTTGTACCAGCAGGGACAAAAACTACACCTAACCCAAGGCCAAAACGCCTAAATGCTCAGTGTAGAAAAATACTGTGGTTGTTTAGGAATAATGGGGGCAGTGGTGTCCGTACTGCTGAACTGGCCAAAATAGCATTGAAATATTCAGCGAGAATTTCAGAACTTCGTGGGTACGGGTACCCAATTGTTTGTGAGAAAAGATCTGCTGACGGCAATAACCTTTACATGATGAAAGAACGGGGCAAAAGTGAAGAAATGGATAGATGAGTTAAAAAGTGCAAGCGTTTGGGAGGTAGCGACTAACCTAGGGCTTAAGAAGACGAGGGGTAATGGTGTCAGCCCATGCCCAAGTTGTGGTGTTATCACTCGCGGATCTACCGACAAAAGGGGGCCAGTTGGGGTTAATGGGGAAGGTACAGGGTGGCGTTGTTTTAAGTGTGATGTAAGTGGTGATGCCTTACAACTCGCCGCGTATGCTTTAGAAGGTAAAACACTTGCTAACTGTGGTGCAGAAGCGAAAAAAAGGATCTCCCAAAAATTCCAGAAATGGGGAATGGTGGGGGCTATAGAAAATAAGGGGGGGGGTTATCGGATTAGCAAAGTAGTCCAGACCCAAAAACAAAAAAGGGATAGGTATGCGCCGAAGCCATACATCAACCCAAAATACAAGTGGCATAAGGACATACTACCCGTATGTGAATCGGCTTTATGGGGTAGTGATGGTGCTTTAGTCCTGTCTTATTTACAGAGTAGGGGCTTCAGAGAGGAAACTCTTAAAGCTTGGTATATAGGCGCACTAATCATTAAGAATAATGATGGTAAGATAGTAGAGCAGTTTGTTGCTATACCTGTTTTAGATAAAGACGGAAAATGTGTCAACATGCGCTTTAGGAGTGTTCCAGGCGACTGCTTATATTGTGATGGGGCAGGTTGTAGAAGATGTCACCAAGTAGGGGAGGTTAAGAAGATCTACCTCCGTTGCCCTGGAAGGCCGACAACACTGTTTGGGGTGAAGCAGCTAAAAGAAGACAAGTCAGACGATGTGTATATTTGTGAAGGTGAGCTTGATGTTATCGCTCTATGGCAATTGGGTGTAAAAGACAATGTAGTAAGTGGGACTGGTGGTGCTGGTACTTGGGATGACGAATGGCTTGATATACTTGAGCCATACAGGCATTTTGTTATTGTTTACGATACTGATGCCGCTGGGGAAAAGGGGGCAAAAGGTGTAGCTGACAAGCTTGGTAGAGATCGGTGTAGTCGGGCAAAACTCCCAGAAAAAGACCCCGCAGAGTGTATGGAAAAAGGCCATTCCCCCAAAAGAATAATGATCGCGCTTGATAATGCACAACCATTATTAGAAGCAGGGCTTGTTAGGGTGGACGCCTATGCTATGGAAGTTGAAAGGCTAGTAAGTTCACCGCAAAACCATAAGGGATTATCTATAGGCTCCCAAAAAATGGAGGAAGCGCTTGGAGGTTGGAGGCCTGAACTTGTTGTAGTGACAGGCGACACAGCGGCAGGGAAAACGAGCTTTGTGACATGGCTGGCTCTTGAGCAAGCGAGGCGAGGAGTAGGTGTCTTATTAACGAGCTTTGAGCAAAGGCCGATAGGGACAGTACAGAAACTCTTGAGAGCGGAAGTCGGTGGGGACTTTACAGAAGTTGATCAAGCGACGAGAGCAAATGCGATGGCGACCCTTGGTAGCCTTCCTATCTATATGGTCGATCATTATGGTGAGCTTGCGACGGATCAAATGAGGGACTTGCTTAGTTACTCTTCTCGCAGAAGAGATGTAAGGTTTGCCGTAGTTGACCACCTTGGTTTTATGGTTCAGAACGCAGACGATGAGAGGAAAGCAATAGAGGCGGTAGTCCGTGACTATGCAACACTTTCTGTTCACTTAGGCATGACTATTGTGCTTATCTGCCACCCAAACAATATGTCTATCGCCCAACAACGTAGGGTCAAGTTGGGTGATTTGAAGGGCGCGAGTGCTATACGGCAAGACGCACATACAGGCATCGTTGTGGAAAGGATACTTCCAGGCAAGACAGTTGAGCATCCTGCGGCTGCCGTCCATATAGATAAATGTAGGTCTGAGTTTGGCCTGCAAGGCGCACGATTGACCTTATTTTACGATCCACAGGCTTGTGTGTATGGCGACACATGGGAAGAAACCCCCGCTGGAAGGGCTATGTCGTACCAGCATGTCCCATAGCCAGCATGACGGGGCGGTCATACTAAGTTGGGTTTGGCGTAACTTTGAGGTTGCTTCTAACCAAAAGTGTGGTATTATAGTTTTAGAGTACAGCAAAACAGTTGTGCTTCAACAACCTGTAGGAGGGTAATATGAAAAAGGTAGAACAAAACGTACATGCTCAAGCCATTGTGGAAGACTTGGCGAAAGGGCTTGGCTTTAGTATTTGGTGGCAGTTCAATAGCTGCTACGTCACACCAGATGATCTTAGGGCGCGAGTCGCTATTGCGGGTGGAGATGATACTAAGATCTCTAATATTGACCCAAGCACTGCATTGAAAGCAGCGGTAAGGGAATTCCGTCAGCGTAAAGGTAAGAGGACAGTTGCTCAGGCCGAAGTAGTGTCGGAAGATGGCGCTTATATAAAAGTAGGCTTGCTATACCACGAGCGAATCAGTGATGATGAGGTTGCTAAGAAGCAGCGCGAAACATTGCTGTGGGACAAACACGCAAGAGTCTGGATTGATGGTTGCAACTCAGCCCATGCAGACGCACTCCGCAAGAAAGTAGAGCACAAGCAACGCTTTTACGATGGAAATGAGGTTCGTGAGCGCATTGTGATGCCAGCTATTCGCAACGCATGTGGCTTTTCAATCAAGAAGGGTTGGTACTTTATCCCAACTGACTTTGAGGAAGAGATCGCTAATGCTCAGGTAGCCCTTGAAGGGCTTGAGTCATTCCAGTTGCACTGTGCTTCAGTTCCAAAGGGGCATGGTTGGGAAGCCCCAGTTGCCGCAGGAGCAAGCGAGTCTCTTGGGGATGAGCTTAGCGCCATCGGTGATCAAGTGGAAGGGTGGCTGGAAATGAGTAGGCGCGTGCGCAGTGATACTGTAGAAAACGTAATGACTCGCTTTGGCGATATTATGAAGCGGGCGAGCATTATGGAAGCAGCGCTTTCTGTTTCGCTTGGTGATCTACATGATCGTGTGAAAGAGATGAAACTCCGTGCAAACGAGGTGATTGATCTCAAGGAAGATGAGGTAAGCAGCCGATATAGTGCTCCAGCACCAATGAAGATTAGGGATACGCTTGCTTCATTAGAGGCTGGTAAAGTGCGTGAATCTTATCTTGCGATTGTTGGCGAAGAGCCACCAGAGGATCGTGAGGTGATGCTTGATACTTTGGCTGGACACATGGAAGGGCTGGTTGCATAGCTCTAATCCAAGAGGGGGGGCGAAAGCCCCTCTCTTATTGAGTCGTACAAAATTATTTTAGTGATATGTAAATAACCGTTTTTGTGTTATTATGTATTTAGAACCAAAACAGCTTGTAGGAGGGCAATATGGGACTGACAAACTTACAGACGAGAAACCAGCTTGGGTGCGACTTGCACGCGCATGATGCGTGGCAATCGCTAACCGAGGTTAGAGAGGCGCTGAAAGGCGCACTTATCAATAGGGATAAGGAAATAGATAGTGCCATTATGGCTCTATTGTGCAGACGGCATGTATTATTCCTTGGGCCTCCTGGTACCGCGAAAACAACAATGTTCAACTTGCTTTCAAAGGCATTTGGCTTCCAAGGTGATGAAGTATTCCGTAGGTTGATTACGGCGTTTTCTTTACCAGAAGACTTGTTTGGCCCTCTTGACTTCAAGAAGTTTGAGCAAGGTGATTATGTAAGGAAAACAGGTGGGTTCCTACCACACGCGAAGTTTGCGCTAAAGGATGAAATCTTCAAGGGTAGCGATCCTATATTGAACGCCATGCTCACGGCACTTGAGGAGCGTGAGTTTGATCAAGGCCCGAACAGGGTAAAGATGCCTCTTGAGACAGTCATTGGTTGTAGCAATGAATATCCTCAGTCAAGTATCCTTGATGCGCTTTATGATCGCTTTATGTTCCGCGAGTGGACTGATTACCTAAAGGACAGGGGCGCAAGAAAGGAATTGATGATGATGTCTCGTAATGGGGCGAGGCCAACGGTCAATGTTACCATTAGTTCTGCTAACAGAGAGCTTCTCCAAGAAATAACTGACAGCGTAAACATCTCAGAAGATCTCATTGAGATTATGCTTGATGTATGGGAAACACTTGAGGTCAAGCATGGCATTAGCCTTTCTGATCGTAGATGGGCGCAATGCCTCGCTGCTGTCAAAGCACATGCGGTATTGGAAGGAAGGACAGTTGCTATAGCTCGCGACTTGATGGTGCTTACCCGCGTGATGTGGAACAAGCATGATGAGCGCCCTTCGGTTTATGCGGCTGTGTCTCAGCACGCTTGCCCAGGACTGGTGAAGGTAGCCAAAGTACTGGACGGCGTGACAGGGCGCTATGCCGAGGTTGACCTAAAAGCACCAGGAGTTGACCACCTTGGCGCTTTGCTCCAAGTAGTCCGTATGGGAACAGATGAGATTGAGCGGATAGCAGGTGCTGGTGACATTAGCGTTGATGACTACGAGTACAAGAACGCTGAAGCAAAACTCAACTCAATGAAGAAAGAGGTTGGGCGAGCAATTGCTCGTAACACTGGGGCTTATGGGATGAAGTAGGGTATGGGGGCGAAAGCCCCGTCCCGTTTTGTTTTTTATACGTTGTTCTATAACAGTTTAGGCGTTATAATATAAGGGTAGGAGGTTGATCATGGAAGGCAATGGCTGGGATCTCAGTTCACAGAATGTTGATCTTACTTTGAAGTTGGATGGATGGCTTCATTACTTGAGTGAGAGCAGGGTGGAGTCGGTGGCAGAGCTTACGAGGGAAGTAGGCACTATGTCTAAACACTTATTGAAGAAGGCGGGTGCCGTACCAAACCTTTCCAAGGAAAGAGATAGGGTAGATACTATTAGTAAGGGAACCGCTAAAGAGGTGTTTTCAAGACTCTATTCATCTAAAGACTTGGAGCAAGTAGCAGACACAGGTTCTGGAACCGAACTTACTAAGAAGGCACACGAGATCATTTCTGGGCTGGACGAGTTTGAGTCCTTACGGCAACAAGTGAATGGAGATCCTGATTTCTGCGCTTTGTCTACAAGCAAGTTGATGAAGGCGATAAACAACGCATTGCCAGCCATGATCGAAACGATGGAAGAGAAGGCAAAGGAAGAGAGGGCAAATAAAGCTAAAGAGCTTTTGGGCCTTCCAACATCACCACCCAAGAACGATGGCGGCCCCAATGGGGAGGATAGTTTCAGGGCGGCTGTTCGTGGGGCTTGTACGGATGCGGCAGGTGAGGTTAGTGATGTGAGGTCAGCCTTGGCGGGCATTTCCCCTGGATTAGAAGCGGCCCCGCCCATGTTCGGCCAGCAAGACACAAAGCGGCTTGAGTTAGCACGCCAACTCCAGAACAATGACAGGTTAAAGAAACTAATGATGCTTGCTGGCAGACTAAGAAGGCTTGCTGCGGCAGAACGTAAAGAAAGAGATCCAGATGGGGTTGGGGTCGTAACGGGCGTTACTCGCGGGGATGACTTCATGCGTATGTTGCCAACAGAGATGGCGATGCTGAAAGTCCCACAGATGAGGACTTACCAGTTAGCAAAGATGGCAGAAAAGAAGATGGCCCAATACCAAATGGAGGGCGAGAAAAAAGAAGGTAGAGGCCCCATTATTGTAATGTTAGACACAAGCGGTAGCATGACTAATGGTGATCGCGCGATGTGGGCTTCTGCGGTGGCAATGAGTTGTATATCTACAGCACGACAAGAGAAGCGGTCATGCACGATCCTTGGTTTCAACCGTAGAGTTAATTTTATCTATACTATAGATGGTGATGGTGAGGCCTATTCGTACCCAAGCTCAACAGAGCTAGACAAGACGGTGCCAGTTGAAGGCGGCGCTCTTGAAGTATCGCTTAGGATGTCTAAGCTACAGTGTAATGGGGGCACGGACTTTGATGATCCTTTTGAAGTAGCACTTAGTTTGGATGAGGAGCATTCTACGAGGGCTGGTAGGGCAGACTTGATCATGGTCACCGATGGTGAGGCAGAAGTAGGCACTGAAACTTACCAATCGCTTGTTGATGCCAAGGAACAGACTGGCTTGAGGGTTTATGGCCTGACAGTCGGGGGTGGATCATTCAGCAAGGTAATGCACGAGGTATGCGACAACATTGTTGACATTGGCGCGTTGGCCAACGAAAAGGAGGTTGCAGGTGCTCTCCCATAGCGACAATCGCGAGATCTCAACACAGGAAAGAATGCGGCTTATGCACGTTGTTTCCTGTGTGTCTACGCTTAGCCATTGGGAGCCGATTGGCACCTTTGTTGAGGACGTAAAGTTAGCGCTGTCAGAAGGCGCTTGTATTGCTCACAAAGATCTCGATAGGGTTGCACGGTGGGCAAGCCGTTGGGACAGCCTTGATCGGCGCTTGAGGGCCTTCTATAGCGCCTTGCTGCACGATCCTGACTACAGGTGGGCAGCAGAAGCAGCCTTGTGGTCAATCCTTAAAGGAAATGCGCCAGCAAAGAGCAATGTTTACTTCACACTAAAGAACAGGTGGTTGGAAATGTATAACGAGCCACCATCTATAGAAATAATACCAACGAGGATCATTAGGCAATGAAAGTAGATAAAGAATTATTAGACACAACAAGCCAAGCATTCCAAGATTATCTAAAAAGTCTTGGGTACGAGAGTGAGCGGTCTGTTCCAATGAAGCATAGGATTCCTATCCCAGTGGGAGACTCTCAATCAAAGTATCCGCTTAAGTGGAACGTAGATCCACGGGGTTCCCTTGTAGAGATATGGAGGAATTCATGGACCTATGGGCAAACAGGAAGCCCTGTGTCGCAAGCGTATATTAGTGTCACCAACCCAGGAGTAGTCAAAGGTTGGCATTGTCATTTGAGGCAGACCGATAGGTTTTTCTGTGTTCGCGGGAAAGTTATGCTTGTGACGTTTGATGCAAAGGGAGCTTTCTTTAGCGACAATGTTGATTTTGATTATGAAGTAACGATCATGGATTCAGATAGGAACCCAGAGACAGTTGTTATCCCTCCTGGTGTTGTCCATGGGTGGAAAGCGCTTGGCAACGAGGAGTCTTGGGTGCTCAACATGGTGAGCCATGAGTACGACGGTACAGATGAGTGGAGGTGCGATCCGCACAGTCACGCCTTTAACTGGAACAGGAGTTTTGACGGATGACGACAGTACAAGTTTTTATGGCAGCCTACCTTATTGGACTATTTTCTGGTCTTGGGTGGGGTGTAGCTTCAGCAACACACAAACAACAAAAAGGGGAGAAAGATGACTGATAGAGAAAATACCGAGGCTTGGGCTTGGGTTTTAGAAAACCATAGTCTTATCAGGGCTACAACTTGGAAAGCGACCAAAGGTACACCCTTTGAGTATGAAGACATACGGAGCACACTAATCATCCGTATTGTGGAAAAGTTTAGTTCTTTTGATCCGAACAAAGGGACGGCTAAGACTTGGCTTTTTTGGCAAGTGAGAGCTGTTTGTTCTGGAATGAGGACTAACCACAAAAGGAACAGCCATGAGCCGATTGAAGGTGATGTATTGGATCACAGGAATACATATTCAAGCATGGTTGCTTCTGCTGAATTGCTTTTCATAAAGCCGCTTGGGACTAAGGCAGAATGGGATGCAGTATTCGCAAGGTTTGAGGGGCTTACCGAGAAAGAGACACAAGAAAGGCTTGGTGTGACGCCGTTTTCAGCAAGAAAAAGAGTCGCCCGTTTAGCAAATAAAATTGAAAGGAGAGCATAATGAGTAAAGAAGAAGAAGAGACAGTACAAGAAGAACGCCCGTTATTAGAGCTAATGCTTGAAGGGGGTTCTTTACCAGTCAACAAGATCTTCAATGAACTGGCAACAGAATGGATTTATGAAAATAGGTCTACAAGTGTTGGTTTGTCTGAATATCTTGGGATCAAGCCCCAATCATGCAGTCAGTGGAAGACTGGATCAGATGGCAGGAAGCCAACATGGACAGCGATGATGACTTTAGCGAAGGATCTAAAACTTGAGATTGTAATCAACTCTGATGAAATGTTCCTAAAGAAGACAAGCAGGCGCAAGGCTAAAAAATGAGCCACGCGAATAGAGGGAAGGCTTGGGAGCAGCATTTAGAGTTGTTCCATGCTCGGTATGAGGCTCGTGGGGATGCGGTAGTTATTAGGACACCGCCCCCCATGAGGATCATACGGAGCAACGCAGGAGGCACGTTTATCGCCTGCTATGAGAAAGAGGGGCCGCCAGATTATGTTTTGCTTGCGCGAGGCAAAGCAATCATGGCAGAGGCTAAAGAATGTTCGGCTAAGAGGTGGGCGCTGAAAAACCTACACCCACACCAAGCGAAGAGACTTACTGAATGGGCGAACCAAGGCGGGTACAGCGTAATCCTCCTCCACCACAAACCTTCATCTACTTATTGGACAATCCCTTGGCCAAGACTTCGGCCTATTTGGGATCGATGGTACATGCAGTCACTAGCGAATAGGCGTGCCGCGTCTGGTAGCGCGAGCATTGGTGTTGGTGAACTGGCTTCTGTTGGCATTCAGTTTGGTAGGGATGGGTACTTAGAGACAATACTGAACCCAGCGGCCAAGGCGCTCCCATAAGCTTGTTTTAGATATTGTTATCTAACGGCGCGCGTGGTATATTATTTTAGTAAAAAGCGGTAAAAACCAATAATAAAGGAGAGCAAATGACAGATTTAGAAAGCGGTGCGTTGCAGAACGCGCTTACCCGTCAATTCAAGGAGGTAACAGGGTTTTTTAAAGATTCGCCTTATCAGTTGCCAGTAGCGCCAAGTAAGATGCACTGGTCAATGGCAAGATGTAAGGGCTGCTATTACCAAGAGTGCGACAATACTTACCACCTTATAGCTTCGTCTTTAGCGCAGGTAATAGAAGGGATAGCAACAGTAGTTGAGCCTGTGTTCTTGAACCTAAAGAACCACCCACAGTCAGTTGTGGTAATAGTTCGCTCCATAGCTGTCCTTGAGACAGTTCCGTGGCAGTATGCGGCTGGTGTGTTGTCTAATGAATCTGGTGAAAACGCACTATTGGACAAGTATGTGCAGGTTGTCGATCCATTGATCGAGTGTTTAGTCCAGTTGGTTGTGAATGTAGCAACAAGAAAAGAAGCAACGGTGCTTGCTGATCTTGACAAGCTGAACAAGAAACTCCGCAAAGCTGCCAAGCTTTCGCGGGAGTGGGCAACAAAGCCAGAAAGTGACCTTGGCCCTGTTGAGTGGTTCAAGGCTTATGACAACTGGCGAAGTATTTGGATAAACGTAGCATCTGAAGGTGGTTGGTCTTGGCCACCAGAAGTAGAGCCACAAAAAGAGTTACCGTTCTAAAAGCGGGTAGCGGGACTTAAAGGTCAAGCCGCGCATGGGAGATGACCTTCGGTTGGGTGAAAGGCCCATTCTAACAACTAACGAAAGGGTGAATAAATGTTTGAAATGATAGGCGGAACAGTATTCGTCATGCTTGGTATTAGCTTCTTCCCTGCTCTGTTTAGGGTTCTGTTGGCTACATGGCCGATCATCGTATTAGCGACGTTGTATGGTTATTTTGTACTTGGAATCACAGGCAAGGAAGGGGAGGTCACACCAAAAGCTTAGTGAGCTTGTGCTATAACAGGTTTAGTGGTATAACTATAATATGAGTAAGGCAATAAAGCCAAACGGCCTGTAGGAGGGCAATATGGAAGGGGATGTAGTTAGCGACGGTGTAAATGATCTTTATACCGCGATCATAGAGGTTTTAGAAATAGTTGAAGATGCTGGTTTAAAGCCGAGCACAGGGGCATTGCTTGTGATGGCAACAAGCGAGGAACCCAGTGAAGATCTTTCGGTTTATGAGTTTGCAGTCAAGGCAGGCACCGAGCCTGCGATTGTAACCCTCATTGCACGCGGGCATTTCTTTGAAAGCGGCTTTGGTAGTGACAACACTGTATCTACCGTCTTAAACGGGTGGCTATCTAAAAACGAGCCAGTTGATTTTGGAAATGATTGCGTGCATTGCGGTCAGTGTACGTCATTTGGTGGAGGGCTATTCGTAAACCGAATCCCATTCGGTAGTGACAAAAAAGAAGGCTACGTTTGTGAGCCTTGCCAAGAAGGGGGGGCGGACGAATTGAGAGAAGAGGTTCGTGTACTAGAGGGGTACATTATGGAAAAAATGAGTTTATCTAAAATGGATCTGGCTGAAATAATCAACGACCGAATGGGCGGCGGAATCATATGGGGGGACGAGTCATGAAGCTTGTAATAAGGAAATACAACGGAGATGACAGTTACAGTTGGGCTGTCTTCCGCAAGACGGATCTCCCGAAGGGCCACCGAGGGATTGTGTTCTGCAGTGAAGCGGAACCAATCGTTTGCGGATGCAGCCGTGACGAGGCGAAATCATACAAGCGTACTTTAGAAGGAGGTGAGTGATGTTGTTTAGGACACTTAGTGCAGAGGAAGAGGTTGCTTTTCGCGATTGGGCGAGGAAAAACTATATCCCTGGCGATCCTATCAAATCTGTCTGGCACCCCATCGTCCAGGCTGAATGTAAGGTAATGAACAGGACGCCAGATATAGAGATCTGGGTGCTTGATGACGGTGAAACTTGGACGACAGAAGAGCCAGAAAGGATGGAGGTTTCTGCTTACCAGTTGAACAGGTTGATCGAAGGAGAGCGGGTAGATGAGGTTGTGGCGTTGCCTACTTGCCCTGACCCCGCAACTTTAGTGAGTTGGGCGAAGTCAATCAACAACTGGCACTTTGAAGACCAGCCAGCAACTACTGAGGAGGTTCATCGGGCTTTCAACGAAGTAGTCCTTACGACGACTTGGGGTCACGAGATCCTAAAGTCTTTGATTATCGAAAAGCCGTCTGGCTTCTATTGGAGAGAACGGCTTGAGCCTGAAGATAGGGAAGGCTTTGCGAGGGATATTGAGCGCAGGAGAAAGTCTTTGGAGGTGAGCAATGGGTAGCGATACTTTTTGGACAAAGCCAGCGAGGCCTGGACAGCGTACACACCAGGAAGCAAAGGAAAGGGGCTTGTACGGCGACAGCGCCGTGCTGCATGTCGGGCCAGATTCTAATGTAGACTGGTTGGTACTGCCTGATGACCCTGCGCTTGGGGGGGCTGCTGGTCACCGCGTAAAAGTGAAAGCGACGGACTTAGATGAATGCCCTGTCTGCAACCAGCGAGCAAAGTTCCACACTACAAGTGTGGGGTACATCGTGATCGAGTGTGAACAATGTAGTCAGTGGTACGTGTGTGAACTTAAAAAAGAGGTGAGTGATGACAAAGGTAGGTTTAGTGTTGAGGGATAGGGTGGTGGATGCTTACGCTGTCCCATCGTTGGAAGGGCTGGTTGTCCACAGGAGCCTTTATGGAAGAGGCTTGTGGATGGCGACACATTTACCGTCCAAGTGTTCGCTTGGCGCAAAAGGAGAACCAACAAGGAAAGGTCTGATAGCAAGGCTGGAGAAAGCGCAGTCATTCCACCCTGTTGATTGGTCAAAAAGCTATGATGAAATGGACACAAATGTTGAGGGTATGCTCGCCAAGTTTTGGCGAACCTTCAACAGCACACGAGCAACGGAAGACCTTGAGTCTGATGATTCATGGAGGAAAGTAGGGTGAATAAACAAATAAACGAAGAAGGGTGTAAGATGTTTACTAGAAGTGACTACATGAGAGGCAACTGTACGCACGCACAGTTCTATGAGCAGATGGTAACCGATGAGATCAAGAACAACGTGAAGACGTTCGTTGGGATGGGGTATATCTTAAATTCCAAGTGCGAACACTTCAATGATGTGCCTATGAATATCTGGGACACTGCTGGGATATGCGCAGGCTACGCGATTGATGCAAAGATCAAAGAGGCAGAAGATGGCCCGTCCCTCGCGGGAAGGGTTTGCGTATTGAAAGCAGCCGCAAGGATTCTCAAGCGCGAATACGCTGAGCTTGAGGCGAGATCTACAGTGTCTAATCTTGAATATGCAGTAAGGAGTGAAAAATGAAAGAGATAGAAACCGATCACGAGATATTTGCCGACCTATTGCCACGCAGAATGTTTCCAAAGCGAAAGCCATCGCCTATCGTTTGGGAGTGGGGGTACTACAATCATATAGATGATGATTGGAACTTCTTCAAAACGCTGAAAGGACTCATTGAGCATTTACGGGGTGAAGGGTCTTCCTTATATGGCCAGATCAGCTTCAATAAGTATAGCGATTCACAAATCGTGCTGAAGCGCCGTGGCGAGCAGAGCAGGTCGGAAGACGAGGCAGAGGTCACGGTTACGGGGCTGCCTGAAGAGATGGAATATGGACACAAAACCCCGAAGAGGTTTATTGGGCAAGTTAGCCGAGCGCTCCACCTAAGAACAGTTGGTGCGCCCTGAGATGCCTTGTGTAGCTCACAAGCGGGTAGCGGGTAGCAAGGCGGCCCCTAACCCCTTGTGAGCATTAGGGGGGGGTTGGATAGGGGGGGGTATTATCTACTCAAAAATAAAAAAGAGGTATTTACAAAATGAATAGAATTGAGCTGGAAAAGAGAATACTGCTTGCCTGTGAAGAGGCAGAGGAAACCATAAATGATAAACAGGTTGTAGACGCGATGGTTTCCGCCTTAGCTACCTATGTAGAGACTAGAGGGTTGAATAAGGGGGTAGTGACTAAGACCTTTAGTTGCTACCATCGTATGGCGACAGAGGCACCGATGGCATAGTGCTGTCATAAATCAGGGATTGCTGTAGGAGGCAAAAAATGAAACCAGAACAAATAAAAACAAAAGATCCATACTGGATGGTGGGTAAGAAGTACCCAATGACCCAAGTGTGGCTTAGTACGATGAAAATGTATGTCAGGCCAAAGGTAGACGAACCTGTATCTCCTAAAGATTATGATTACGCTTTTCATATTAAGGATAGTAGAATTCCAGGCATCGGGATCTTTGTAGACCACACTGGCTTTATAGGGGAAATGTCGAGGTCATCGGTAACACTTCACGACGACTGGGTTCATTACGCCCCAACCGTTGATGTATCCTTGCGGGAAGCGCTGCTTTTGTTTGTCACTGATGAATTGCTGTTCGCCGCTGCAATTCAGCTTGAAAGGTGCCTGGATATGTTTGCGTATTCAAAGAACCGTATTGAGCTTATTGAGTATGGGAAACACCAAGTAGAGTTATCTAAGACAGTCATTGCAGAAGCTATGAAAAACAACATCCCTCCTATTACATACGCAAGAATAGTAGGTGAAAAGTTATCATTGGATTGGCTTGAGAAATCAGTGGAAGAAGTCGCAAAAATGGGAAGAAGATAGGAGAGTAACAAGAGTGGCCAAAAATGAGACATGACTCCAAAAAATATAGGGGAAGGGATTTTAGTGCTTGAAGGCAGCCAAGGTGAGCGCGACCACTGGTGAATGATAAAGACCGCACAACATAGACCATTGACTTAGACCTTTGTTGTCTTATGTATCTTTATCGCTGGGTCATACTATTGTGCCAAGACGGCTATCGTCGTGCATAACGTGTGTGGTATTATGTTCACAGTAGCAAGTAAGCTACGAAATAAGTAAAAAGGGAGTATATATGGAAGCAGGGGACTTGGTAATAACAAAGAACAGCCCGTGGCACGGGGTGGTCATAGGCTTTTCCAATACGGCAAAGGTCTTGGGTGAAGATGTAGCCCTAAGAAAAGGGAGCAAAGATGTGGCGAGGGTCATTTGGTTGCACGAGCCAAGTGCGAAAGTGAATTGCTTGCCTTCAAAAGAACTGGTGGTGGTTGGGAACGTTGGGGGTCATCATGTTGTATAGTGGAAGCTTACATATAGGGACTTGCCCATGTGATGACTGCAATAGCGGTACGAGCAAATGCGATAATACGGACTGCGAACAGATAGCCCTAGATGAGGAGCTAGAGGCTAATGATGGCCTTTGTAATAGATGTCACTTTGGCGAATGTGCCGAGTGCGGCGATGTTCTTGTCGATGGCCATGTAATGGACGGCGAAGGGAAATATGCAGAGCCTATGTGCAAAGACTGTTTTCTGATTGAACAAGCATTACCAAAAGACGATGGCGGGTCGCCCGCCATTTTGGAGGTGAAAGCATGAGGGAAGACTGGGAGAATGAAGCAATCTTATAAAGACTGGCATGGTCACACTAAGATCGCATGACACGTTTCATCAGCCTAACCTTTGTGGTATTATATAGGTAGTTAGCAATGGAGCTAACAAAACCACAGGGGATTAGAAATGACAGAACTATGGTACTACACGCATAGAAGGTATTGCACGCATAGAAACCAAGAAAGTATGGTATTTGAAGTCTGGGTGCGCACTGGCAGGCAGGAGGAATCTACTCTTGTTGCAAGTTGCAGAAAGCGCGGTGACGCGAACTTGATTCGTAAGGTTCTACAGGATCATGCAGACGCCAGAAGGAAGGTAGCATGAAGTACACGATACGATGGAAAGATCCAGATCGCGGAACGCCATGCTCGTATGTATGCCATGACAGGCAGTCGTACACGGAATGCGTTCGTCAACTAACAGAGCTTGGAATCAAGTTCAAAGTAACAAAGGGAAGGTAGAAAATGAAAGTACTAGTAACGACAAACAATCACGATAGGCCGTTCCTATATGGGTATGAAGTCCCTGAGGAAGTAAAG